TACGACTTGTAAAAAATTCATCTTCTTTATATTTATAAGGGTCAGCGATAAACAATTGTGGCTCATCGTCTTGCACTGCAATCATAATCAACGATTGGTCTGGCTTCACGCCATACATTTCTTCAAACATAAACGCATATGCAGCGGTTTGTAGATAGTAGTCTTTGATCCACTCTCGCTTCTTTGGTCTCATTGATGTTTTAAAATCAACAACAGTCAACTTGCCCTTGATATCAGCAATACAATCAACTCGACCAGCAAGGCGATATACGTCACTGTATAAAGCACATTCCTGCATATAGACTTTTGTGATTGCTTTATCGAGGATTGGTTGAAGTGTGCGGAACATATCAACAGCGTTCGGCATTGCTTTGCCGATATAATCTTCTTCGTTATTGAGATAGTTTTCACAGATGGTATGCATAGCAGTACCACGTGTAGATGCAAGGCGACTGATACGATTGGCTTCTTCGTTACCAACACGCTTTCGCCACTCCATTAATGACTTCTTTTTTTCTGGATTGTTACCGAGAACGGTAGTAATAGACTCGTAGAGGTCACCAGAGGGAGTTCTATATCGCCTTCCCTCTGGTGTTGTTGTAGCCTCTAAGTCAACAGGTGTGAATCTGTCATCATGTATAAATGCCTTCATTGAGTTTGGCAATAATATAATCCTTCACTAATTTTGATCTAACAATATCATCTTCACCGAAACTAACTGTCTTAAATCCATCGATGCTTCTCACCACCTTCATAAAATCAAGAATACCATTTCTGTCTCCTGATCGTTCCAAATCACTCTGTCGAAAATCACCTGAAAAGATAATACGACAATTATCACCAATACGTGTTACAATTGAATCTAATTCGTGAAAGGTAAGGTTCTGTGATTCGTCAACAAGTACAATACAGTCATTAAGAGTGATTCCACGTATAAAGGATGTGCTGATAAAGTCAACCATTCCTTTGCTTTTGAATAACTCATACGCATCGCCTCGCCCAAACAATTCTGTAAATATGCTAGTGTATGGTAGTTCATATGCTTTCTGTTTCTCTTTTTGATTGCCTGGTAGAAACCCCATGTCTCTTGTTGGCACAACCGATCTTACAATAACTAACTTTCGCTTTTCCGTTTGTTGATTGAGAATTTCATTCATCGCCAAATATGACGAGATAAATGTCTTACCAGTTCCAGCCAATCCTTGCAGTAGTAAATGATTGCCATTTTGATATTCTTTGAATGTACGCATTTGATTTTGCGTTTTAGGAATCACATTCCTTATATCCATATTGTAACTGGTATTACTTTCTTTTGACTTTCCCTTTGCTCTACGTTTTTGTTTTCTTGAAACTCTTTTGTTATTAAACTGAATTTCGTTTTCAAAAGCTAAGTTAGAATGGTTATACATTTGATACCCTTGTTTGTTAGAGTCCCATTATGTATTGTCTACTGCCCTTTTCTTCTTCCATTTTTCTACTGCCTGGCGAGTTTTGGCTTCTTTACTAGACTTATCACCATGAACACTGGCAAGCTCAGAAGTGGGATGAGCTTCCGCAATGCGTGAAAGGTTTTCTTTCCAACCATTATCAGTACGAATACCGCCGTGACCAGCGATAATATTCATCTGAGTTGGTGGAAGTTGCCGATATTGTGGATTGTCAGAGAGGAATGCCTCACGTTCCGATATGGACATGAGTTCAGTAAATTCTTCACCAGTAGTATCATTTTTAAAACTATACGTAGGCATGCGCCCTCCTATTTTTATTTATTATTCCACCAATCTGGAGCAGAACGACCCTTTTCCCACTTAGCGAACTCTGCTTTATCTGCTTTGTAAAACTCTTGATATGCCTTTACAGGGTCTTCGATTTCCATTAACTCAGGGTACGCTTTCATAGCCCTTGCATATGGAGTAGGTCCAACATTAGGAATGTTTACTGGAGTAGCACAGAGAATATGCTTGAGAATATCCCATGACCGATGAATCTTTTTAAAACGATATTCAAACTCTTCAGCCAACGCATGAAATAAACCATAGTGCCAGATATAATTACTTGCTGATTGCATAGTCCATACCGTGCATGGATGTGCTGCATGAACTGCTTTGTAAACAATATCATCATTCCGTTCTAAGAGATAGTGTTTTGTCATACGCTTACCAGACTTCGATGGAGCAAGATATTCTTTGCCATCAAGAATCCGATGGGCGGTTGATAACATTTGAGCAGATTCAACAATCATCTTGGGGACATGCTTATCACAATGCATCCGAGCAGCAGCCCAAGGGTTCTCATCTAACACGAAGATATTCACTTCTCAACTCCATTATAAAACTTCGTTCCACTATAAACTTCAATTTCACCATTTGGTTTAGTCACTAAACGAATGATGCCATCATCTTCTAACACCATAAGTGTCTGTTCGATTGCTCTTTGCAAAGCAAACTTGTAACCTGCATAAAAACACAATCCAACAAGAATTACAAGGAAAGCACCAATCATAATATCATTATACAAGTTATTTCTCCAAAAGTAAAGTATTTAAATCATTAAAATTTAACACTTCTACATTATCCGCTTCGGGTGTGTATATACCTTTTTTAATGATTTCATCTGGATAACAAAATCGAAACTTGACTTTTGAATTCTGTTCAATCATCCATCCAAGATACTTCATACGATTGCGAGTGTCATAGATATTCGCTCGTGTTTCTAATCCATAACATGCAGTGCCATCATATACGTTAGACGTTGCTACATCTTCAGATACAGCGAGAAAATCAAATCCAAAAATAAAGATGGTTGTGTAACCCTTCTTAATTGCTTCTTGAATAGCATTCATGCCAGCGTTCGAACGTGGTCGAGCAGGACTCCAGCCAGGAGCTACTGATCGTTTCCAGTGTAGTTCAACTGGTTCCCACTTCTCATCTTCTGGTGGATTCAGAAATCTTTCTTTTGGAAAATCAGATTTTTCAATCTCAGCAATAATAGGATTATCAATCGCTACCAGATAATCTGGTAATACATAATCTTGTTCAGCGTAGTCTCGATATAGAGCATTACAACCAAAGACTTTACCTTTGCCCTTGAGGTTCATTAAATCAAATGAACTACGAGAGACTCCGTTGCCGATTATGTACGCCGTTTTCAATACGTTCTTCATTTTCTATCTCATCAATGCTATGTTTGTCTTTACGACGAGTGAACTTAACTTTCTTTGGTTTCTTATAAGATGGTTGATAATCATCATCCCATCCGCTCTTGTTGCGACGATACGTTTTACCCATTTGCCTTTTCTTTTGTTTCCCATGTTGATGCTAGTGCTGGCCATGCTTCTTCGAATAACTTACGAGTGATACCTTTGTATGGCATCTTCTTATCCTTAATAGCGATAACTAACTTTGCGTCATCGGGGTCAAGAGATTCGAGAAAGTTTACAAACTGAACTTCACGGTTCAATGTTGTCATGGTTGGATATGGACCATTTTCAAGAAAGATACCAAACTTACGCATGTTTGAATATAACGTGAAATGATAATCCATCTCTTTCGTTGCTGCCTTATATGGAGGTTCTCCAGGCGGCAATGCAAATTTAAGATTAGGGTTGAAGCAAAGGTCGACAATATTTTCTAAAACAATATTGTGACTGGCACGTAATGCTTCAATCTTTTCTTTTTTAGTCTTGAGCTTTGATACTCGGATGAGAATCTCAGCAACACCTTCTTTATAAGCCATTATGCTTCCAATTTATTTCTAATATCTGTTTCAATTTCATTCACTCGATGTTGAAGAACACTTACTGCGGTTCGAATATGACCCGTATCATGCTGTTCAAATCGACTTTCTAAAATAGCAATTTCACGTTCTAAAATTCGCATGTGAATTAAATCATCATAATTCATCAGAAATCTCCAATCACTTCCATCATGTTTTTCATTTTCTTCTCAATAAAATAGTTAAAGATTTTGCCTCTCTCATTCAATTTATAATTATCGAAGATTTCATTCGCTTCGTTTTGAATGTCTTCAGGAATGAAGTCGAGGTCAACTAACTGCTGATTGCGACGATAGTTACGTAGCATACGCTCATCACAATAATCTTCAGGTCTCATACCATTCCAAGCATCAATCTTTTTTGTAGCAAGAGGCTTCTGTCTCTTACCATTTACAAACACATCATCATCAGACAAGAAGTTAGGGACACCATCACCTCTGTCGCCTTTGAGAATATGTTCGTGCATATATCGTGCAGGGTTAGAACATGTGATAAACTTCTTCTGCATAGGGCTATACTGCTCTACGTTTGCATACTTCTGTAACTGCATGAAGTCTTTGTCAGATGATAGAATGAGAATAGGTTCAGCAGAACCATTCGTGATGCCGAGATGACCAAATCGGTGACAGAGTGAACCGATGATATCATCAGCCTCTGCATGTTCAATTTGAATTACTTTGTATGGAAACTTCTCACGGATATCATCACGAATGCCATTGAGCACGGTAAAGATCATATTCCAATCTAAACCTGATTCATCACGGTCTTTCTTACGATGAATTTTGTAGTAAGGAAACAGTTCTCGCCGCCAATAGTTTTTATCATCGCAGCAGATAACAAGTTCACCATACTTTTTGAAAAACTTTGTTCGATACATACGGAGCGAGTTAAGCACCATGTGCCGAACAAGGTCTTCTTCAACAGCAACGTTTTTCTTGCCTCCAATTTGCATCATCAGGTTGGAGATCATTACCTGGTTTAAGTCCACGAGTATCATTTTGTTCACTCAGTTCAATTTATTTAATATACTCATTATATATGATATTTAATTAGAAGTCAATCTAAATTTGGAAGATCGTCTGATTCTACAATCTCAAGCATATCATCAATATGCTCTTTCAGTGGATGGTCTAAATTCAAACTGCTATACATTGCATATCGGAGAGTTTCAACAGTGTAAGAAAAATTAGTAATAAAAGCATCGTTGAAAACATCGAATCCATGACCACCAAGTTTGTTATAAAGATTGGTGCAGTAGTGGTCACAGATATAATCGATATACGCTTTTTTATTTTTATCAAAATAAACACCAAGTTCCTCCCCTGATTGGGGAGGTGCATTATCAAACTTGGGAAACTTGATTACATTGTTTGCGGTCATTTAATCACACGAAGCAATATCGTATCTCCATTAATTCTTCCGTTAGGAACTGATTCTTTACTATTTATTTCACTCATCAGTTTTCGAAGAACTAATTTGCCGCCTTTGAGTAATCGAGGTAAGACTTCATCTGGTTTGCGAATCGTTTTACTCACCGATGCTTCTTCATCGTAACCTTGAAGCGTAGTACCCTTGA